GTTGATTCCATGCCAGCGCGCCAGCAACCGAAGCGGCCAGCTGGGATGCCGTCAGAGTAAGCCACATACCAACCGGATTTATCGCCAGCGCCGGGCGAGCCTTTGGTGCCAGAGTTAAAGCGGTGCATCTTGCCGTCCAGCACGATCTCACGCGGAGGGGTCAGCCCTGCCCGCTGCATGGCGTCGAGTAGCTGCGCCGCTGGCGGGTCAGGCTGCGCCACTTTTGGAGGCGACCACGGGCCACCTAGCACATTTGTGAGATCAGCCATTAGTTCCCGCTCCTGAAATAAACATGTCGCCCTGCCTCTGTGCCTGTTCTATGCGCCGACAAGCAATATCGAAATATCCGGGGTCGCGCTCGATGCCGATGAAGCGCCGACCCATTTGCACGGCTGCAACGCCTGTTGTGCCGCTGCCCATGAAGGGGTCTAGGATGGTTTCGGCAATCGTTTTGCCGATAAGCGCCGTCATCAACGAAACTGGTTTCTCATGCGGGTGTGATCGGCCTTGGCTTTCCCATGTAATAACAGAATGCCGCAACACGGCGGAATCGCGGCGACCTGCGAAACCCTTTCCGATAATGTAGATTTCTTCGTGGTTCGGTTTCCATGGTATCGAAAGGTCGCCCATCCCCGCCGCATCGCCCTTGTCCCAAATCAAGACGGTATGAACGCCAACCGGCTTTGCACGTTTCCAGCTACCAAAGACAATTGCAGGCAAATGAGACAACGCCGCTAAAACATCGTCACGGACAGAAACATCAGCATCTCCCGCAATCTGCGTGCCTTTCCACGAAGCCCCGTGATTGCTAGAATGCGCAATCCCATAAGGCGGATCAGTCACCACTGCATCAACCGGCCCAAGCCCCGGCAGCACATCCCGGCAGTCGCCAAGATAGAGCGTTGCTGCGCCTATCGTCTCAATTCGCATCGACCGCAGCCACAGTCAGATAGTCAGAAAGCAGCTTCATGGTCGCATATGTGGGGTTAGCATTCACGCCGTTGCGAATCGCAGCAATGGTGTTGCGATGTATGCCGGTGCGCGCCGATACCTTTTCGACGTTGCGATCATCAAGCGCGGTTCGGATTTGGTCTAGATTGAGCATTTTGTGTGTCCCTTCGTTTTTTGAACATTTGACGCTTTACAAGCACACAATCGGGCTGTAAAGACATTTTCACGCACCGACTGGATTGGCCGACTGGTGCTAAACGGGAGAGGCCTTCAATGGCAATCAATCTGAAAAAGACGGGCGGACTATCCACCAACGGCGTGAAGCTGCTCTGCTATGGGCAAGCTGGCGCTGGCAAAACTTCACTCATCCGCACACTGCCAAACCCGGTGGTGCTGTCGGCAGAAGGCGGGCTGCTGTCGATCCAAGACGCTAACCTACCCTACATCGAAATTGCCGACATGGACGATCTCATGGAGGCGTTCGCATGGTGCAAGTCATCGACCGAAGCGGCAGGCTATGAGAGCGTGGCGCTCGACAGCATCAGCGAAGTGGCTGAAGTTGTGTTGCAGCACGAACTGCGCAAGAACAAAGACGGTCGCGCTGCATATGGTGAATTGAACACCACCATGCAGGAACTGATCCGCGCCTTCCGCGACCTTCCCGGCAAACACGTTTATATGTCTGCCAAGTTGGAGAAGTCACAGGATGAGATGGGGAAACTCCTCTACAATCCCGGTATGCCCGGCAAGAGCCTGACGCAGGGTTTGCCATACTTCTTTGATGAAGTGCTGGCGCTTCGGGTCGAACGTGACGCAGACGGCGCTACCCAGCGCGCCCTGATGTGTGACGGCGATGGCGCATGGTTGGCGAAAGACCGCTCCGGCAAACTGGAGACATGGGAAGCGCCCGATCTCGGTGCGATCATTTCCAAGATTGGCGGTGCGTTATGACTGATATTTTGTATCAGATATGGCTCGCCGCCAAAGCCGACGAGCTCGCTGCGGTCATCAAGCGGCGCGATATTGAGGACGAACTGGTAAAACAGTTTGCCATCGCGGAGACATTGGAAGGCTCAAGTTACTTTGAGGATGAGGGCTTTCACATCAAGATCGAGGGCCGCATCAATCGCAAGATAAACGCCGACAAGCTGCAAGAGTTGGCGGCTGAGAATGGCCTGACCGAACATCTTGCAAGCCTGTTCCGGTGGAAGCCGGAAATCAACGCCGCAGCTTGGAAAGCAGCCAAGCCGGAAATAACGAAACCGTTACTTGACGCAATCACGGCTACACCGGGCCGTCCTTCTTTCACCATCACATATAAGGATTAATTGACATGGCTTTTCTCGATGAAACCTTTGTAGCCGACGATCTCCCACAGTCCGACCGCAGCTATGATCTGCTGCCCGAGGGCTGGTATGATGCCACGATCAGCAAGGCCGAAGTCGGCAACACCAAAGCTGGCACCGGCACCAAAATCGATGTGCGCTATGACATCACCGGCCCGACGCAGCAGGGGCGGGTGATCTTTGCCAGCCTCAACATCCGCAACCCGAATCCCGAAGCCGAGCGCATTGGCCGCGAACAGCTTGGTGAACTGATGCGGGCTATTGGCCTGACCAAAGTTCAGGACTCGGACGAACTGATCGGCGGACAAGTCTGTATCAAGGTCAAGATCAAGAAGGCAAGCGCCAAGGACATCGCTGCCGGTTACACGCAAGACCGCAACGAAGTGGCAGGCTGGAAGGCGATCAGCGGATCAATGGCCGCAATGCCGAAGGCTGCAATGCCGAAGGCCACCGCAGCATCGTCTGGGCCATCCAGCGCAAGTGCCAAGCCGCCTTGGGCTAAGTAAGCGAGTATTCCCCCCGGCCCACTGGGGACCTAGGCCGGGGGGATGCCTCAACCACTGCAACGGGAGACTGAGCAATGAAATTGCCCGAGCCGATGAATACCATAACAAACCTGATCGACCAATACCACAAAACGCAAAGCGAGCGCCCGCGCCCACACATGGGTTGCAGCGCACTCGGCCACCCTTGCGACCGCTGGTTGTGGCTGAACTTTCGCTGGGCTGTAGTCGAAGAGTTAGAGGGACGCATCCTTCGCCTGTTTCGCCGTGGCCAGAACGAGGAAGAGATCATCGTGCGCGATCTGCGCAATGTCGGCATTGATATTCGCTCAAGCCAAGCACGGGTGAACTTCGGCAGTCACGTTTCCGGTAGCCTCGACGGCATCGTTGAGAGCGGGATTCCGGAAGCGCCAACCAAACGCCACGTTGCCGAGTTCAAGACGCATTCGAAGAAGTCCTTCGACGATATGGTGAAACACGGCGTCGAGAAATCCAAGCCGATGCACTACGTCCAAATGCAGGTTTACATGCACGGCACCGGCATCGACCGTGCGCTTTATGTGGCGGTCTGCAAAGATGATGACCGGCTGCATATCGAGCGCATCAAATACGACCCTGACGTTGCCACCAGAGCGGTTGCGCGCGGCCAGCGCATCGCACTAGCGGATCGTATGCCAGAGCCTCTCAGCGCCGATCCTAGCTGGTATCAATGCCGTTTCTGCGCCGCACATTCGTTTTGCCACAAAGCCGCACCAACTAAACAGGCCAACTGCCGCACCTGTGCGCACAGCACAGCATTGGCCAACTCCACTTGGCGCTGCGAACGGCACAACGCCGACAACATCCCGGTGGATTTTCAGCACACCGGCTGCGACGATCACATCATACATCTCGATCTGGTGCCGTGGCCAATGATCCCGAGCGATGACGGGTTGTCCGTCATGTGGAAGATCGGCGACCGTGTGATTGAGAATGGAGCCAACGGCTACAAAAGCCGCGAGATACTGGCGAACCCAGACGTTTGCGGCACCGATGAGGTCGAAGGAATAAAGCGGATATTCCCTGACGCGGAAGTGGTGGGATAGCTTGCGCGGTGCCTTCATAAAGATTATGAAAATCTACGTTTTGGAGTAAAAGCAATGGCGAATGCTATTTCTCACAATGAAAAATATTCTAATTTGCCAGCTACGGCATCTGGCGCGCTTTACCTCGGATCATTGTATTATTTTACAGGAAAGCCGTGTTTCAAAAACCATATTGGGTTGCGATATGCGAGTTCTGGAAACTGTGTTTCTTGCATAGAAGAAAAACGAGGCGTTTTTTTTGATACTGAAAAAACCAGATTTTCCCCTGAAAATGTAATATTAGCCATAAATGCTATGGCCGATGGCCATCTCAAATATACATCACAAAGCCCTTGCCCCAAAGGTCACTTTGAGCGTTTCACTTCTTCAAATAATTGCGTCCAATGCAATTTAGAAATAAAAATCAATAGAAAAGAAAAATTAAGATGGAACAGAATGCATAAACTTTATGGCGTGTCCAGAAGTAGTTTTGAAACAATGCTAAAAATGCAATGTGAGCAATGCTCCATTTGCGAAACAAAATTAAATCAAAAAAATACACACATTGATCATTGCCATAAAAGCGGCAAAGTTCGCTCTTTGCTTTGCAGTCGATGCAATCAAGCAATTGGCTTAATTGATGAAAGTATCGAGCGATTGGAAAAAATTAAGCAATATTTCCAGAGGCATAATCATGCTTCGTGATTATCAACGCCGAGCGATAGACCAACTTTATGACTGGTTCTCATCTGGCAACGAAGGAAATCCATGCTTAGTTCTTCCTACTGGTGCCGGAAAAAGTCATGTTGTAGCCACAATCTGCAAAGAGGCTTTGCAAAGCTGGCCGGAAACGCGCGTTCTTGTGCTTACGCACGTTAAAGAGATTCTGGTTCAAAATGCCGCCAAGATGCGAGAGCATTGGCCTAACGCACCGATGGGGATTTATTCCGCCGGGCTGGGCCGCAAGGTTTTGGGCGAGCCGATCACGTTCGCCGGAATCCAATCGGTGCGGACAAAGGCGCAACAGATCGGCCATGTTGATTTGGTCATCATCGATGAATGCCATCTTGTCAGCCACAGAGACGAGGGCGGCTACAGGGTGCTGCTGGCCGATCTGCTCGCCATCAACCCGGCGCTGCGTGTTGTGGGCCTGACGGCTACGCCATACCGGCTGGGGCATGGTCTCATCACCGACGCGCCAGCCCTGTTTCATGCCCTGATCGAACCGGTCTCAATCGAGGAACTGATCTATAAGGGGCATCTGTCCACGCTCCGCAGCAAGCCATGTCAAACATCCTTTGACACTAGCGGCGTCCACAAACGCGGCGGGGAGTATATCGACAGCGAATTGCAGGCGGCGGTCGATACCGACGAGAACAACTTTGCCGTTGTCGAGGAAGTGATAGCACGGGCTGGCGA